AGAGAAAGAAGAAATTATCAAATTTAGAGTAAACCATGACTCTAAATCCACCTAATTCACGATATATGTCAGCACCATGTCCACCTTTTGGTGGTATTATCACTTCAAACTGAGGTTCATCAGATCCCTGACCAACAGTTAATGTTTTTCCATCTACGGGCGAACCTTCAGCAAATCTAACTGCTGCATACGTATATGCTGTGGAATTAGTATCTGCTAATTTTATTCTTGTTACTACACCTTCATTTACAGTAACTATAGCCTTACCATCTGATCCGTCTCCAATTATAGGAACGGTTACAGTTTGTTCTCCTGTAGTTACACCATTAATTGTAGCTGTTCCTGCTCGTTTAATTATTATTGATTCCAATTTACCATCTACTGCTGCATCTTTTATATTTGCATTTGTTGTATCTCCCCATTTTTGTGGAAGTGGTATATATGAAGATGTTACAAATTTAACAATATCAGAAGGAGAAATAGTATAAAGATATTTCCATTGGTAATCATCTGTATTTCCAGTTGTGTCCTGTTCGGGAACTGTTGTAGATGTATGAGTTGGTTCGACTTTAGAAGTGGTTCCATTTGGAGTAGTTGGAGATGAACCGTTATTAATGCATAGATAAACTTTAAACTCAGAAGTTACAACATAATAATTTGAACCATATAAACTAGAAGAACTAGTTTGAGATGTTCGATTAGTGGCACTATAGTTATTTCTATACATTTCATAAATTGTTCCACTTTGCCAATTAATACGAGGTATGACTCTTCGAACATCACTAGAAGTGATTTTTTTCAAAAATAACATACTATCGTGATATCTATTCTCTTGGTCAAAGTTGTCTATTGGGTTAGGTGCTTCTGTTCCCCAACTCGCATCTCCATATCCAATCGCATCCGTAAGATTAGTTGGATCTGGATGTCCTAAAAAAGTAAAATAGTTATTATTTCCAGTTGTGCCAATACCCACAAAACTGTCTACAAAAGTTTCGGCATTCAATATACGGTACTGGTCAGTGATTATTGCGGGCATTGATACTTACATTTTTTGATTATTTATACCTGTTATGTATAACTTGTTTTTATAGGTGCAGACCTTATCACCTGAGCTGATGTTTCTATACCTGAAACTCCATTTTGATTAAAGAAATCAAAAGATTTGGAATTCAATCCTCTGGATACATTTACTGCACCCCAACTATATTTACCACCTCTAGCATAAGTTGTGAGTCCAACTGTATTAATTCCAGAAATTGATTGTACGTTTGAGAATACTCTTACAATAGATTGTCCAATTCCAACTATATGTTCAGCAAAATAAACATTATCTAAGAAATTAGTTCCAACACCAATAATTTCTGGGCCTGAAAGTGTGGTTTTGATTCCAGTGACTCCACTAGTGCTACTTCCGATAGATGTGTTTTGAATTACAAAGTAGTCACCTGTCTCAATTCCAGTTTTTTGTCTCTCTTTAGATGTTGGAGATAAGAAATTAGCAGGAAAAATTGTAGAATCGGGTTTAAGATCAAAGAATAAAGCAGGCCCAGTGGTATTAATACCAGTTGTTTGAGTTCCTATTCCAATAATATCACCATAGTCACCATTATAAGTTACATTATTAATTGACTCGACTTTTGGTGTTGCCGACTCAATACCAACTATGGATATATTATTTAAGTTACCCTCGATTCCATCAACAACTGTAAAAGACCAAGAGTCTTTAATGTATATTCTGGTATCCGTAGGTAAAACAGATTTTATAATTCCAGAAGTTGGTAATATTTTTGGTTCTAAGTAATTTCTTTCTTTTGATATTCTTAATCCATCTATAGTTAAGTCTTGAGTTTGTTTTCTCCAAACTGTTGGTCTTAAAAAAGTTGTATCAGTTGATATACCAACTCCAGAATAAGTTTGTGTCTCTACAGTGTCAGCAGCAATTAATGCATAGATGACTCTATTATCTTGCTCTGAAACACCAAGATATTTTTGTAATCTTAACTCATCACCAGGTTTTATAGTTTCATCAACATCAATTTCATCAAAATCAGATGTTGATCCAGCATAAAAATACATTCTAAATTTACTGCCAGCTTTTGGTGCCTCATTAAATGTTATCCTTGTTCCACCATTAAATGTGTAATCTTTACCTGGAGTTTGTAATACATCATTTATGAATATTAAGAGATTATTTTGAAGTATAATTCCTGATCCTTTCTGAGCAACTATACTATAATACTCTTTTGATGTGGTTGTTCTTGTTATTAAGAATGATTTTCTAAATCCATTAAATTGAATACTAAAATCATCTAATTCTAATAATTGACCAAAACACCATCCTGCAAATTTATCTTGATATTTGTTTTTAACTGTTATATTAAAAGCACTAGTTCCTATACCAACTTGGAAAGGTATTGTGGATAATTCTAAGTTATCTCCGATTTCATAACCTATGCCACGATTTGCCATATCAAATGATATAATACTACCACCAGTTCCAACAACAACATCGATAGATGCACCAGACCCACTTCCACCAGTTAGAGGGATATTTTTGTAAGGACTAGGTGGTGCAACAGTTATAAAGTTTAATCCAGTAGATATTCCTGTATTAGTATATCCAGCACCTGCATTGTTGATTGTAATTGAAGTAACAACACCAGCAGTGACAAAAGCTGTAAATGCAGCACCAACTCCAATAGTTGAACCAATTGACACTAAAGGATTAGATAGATAACCAGCACCTCCAGTTTCAATTCCAACTGATTGTATTGTTCCAGCAGCAGAAACTACAGCACTGAATATTGCTTTTCTTGGGAACTGGTATCCACTCCCTATTCCAACATCAAATTCATTAATTATACCACCTCTTGGTAAATCCTTGTTGGCAGTAGTTCCTGTAAAATCAATTGTTTGTCCTGTACCAACTAAAGTATAATCAGTTAAACTTGAATCACCAACGATTCCAAGATAAGGTTTTTGGAAAATATTATTAATTAAAATTGCACCAAAACTACTGTTTATTCCTGTTGATTGAACTCCATTTGATGTTAAATTAAACTTATCAGTTGAACCATCAAATCTATCAGATATATCGTCTAATATTTTGTTTGTATTGTAATTTAATCTATAATATGCTCTACCCGTAAATGTTGAAAATGTTGATATTCCTCCAGTTGGCCCATATGGTGCCTCTGAAAAATATAATCTCCCTTCATTAATTCTATAATCACCTTTCAAAACAGTTACTGCAGCACCAACTGTATGAGCAGCTGCTACTGTTCCCATTTGACCTCTATCAACACTTAAAGAATTAGTTGAACCCACTCCAACTAAATTGACTTTAAATATTTCATCTTCAATTCTAAGTAAAGACTTACCTGCTATTTCAGAAACATCATTTAAGAAAATAGAAGTACTTCCTACACCAACAGTGCTTGCTAATCCAACAGAAATAGCAGTTGTTATTCCTAATGGACTTTGAATTATATTATCAATAGTAATTAAACTTCTAATTGTAGCATTTTCAGATGGAACTGATAAAGTATGAGTATTTCCAATTCCAGTAACGTTTATGAATGTTACTCCTACACCTGCATTTGCAAAAGTTTCTGCAACTGCAACTTTAATTGAATCAACATCCTCTTTGATAGCAAAAACAGTTGATGGCAATAAAGTAGTAACTCCGATACCTGGAACATCTGTGGACTCAATGACAATCGCAGATTGACCAACTTGTGGTTTATAAATCAATTCTTCTCCAGTGTTAAATTCATGTTTTGTTATTGTAAGTAAATTAGTGGACGTATTGATTCCAGTGGCTGGATCAAAGACTTTATGGAATAGAGATTCACTATCAGTGAATATATCAAAACTTGTTGTTCCAATTACACCTCCACCAGTAGAAGTCACAATTCCAGTAAATTGAGAACTAATATCATCTATTAATAATGCTTTATTTGTTATTGACTCGTTATAATCAGTTATTATTTTGGAATCAAATGAAACTAATTTTGACAAACTAGAATCAGTTGTATTTTCACTTACTAAATCATAATAAAATTTGTCATGAACAGAAGCTTCCTGATCAATCTCAACATCCAATTCTAATAATGAATCTGACTTTAATGAATGAGTACCCACTGAATGAATACCTAAATTACAGAAATTTTTAAATCCAGCAACATGATTTAGACTATCAACAGAGTTTTTCCAAGTTAAAAATGGAACAGACCCTTTAATTGAATATGAAAATCTTTGATAATAATCATTGTCATGCAAATTCTGAATACTGGAATTTAATTTACCAGTTTCTTTTTTCCAACCGTTTTCAATTTCTACTGCACCATCTACATTCAAATCAAAATCAAATTTAAATATATTTTCTACTGTAGATTTGTTATTACTTTGTGATCCCAAGATTACGTCATTTTCTAAAAATTCACCATTTACATTAAATACTTTTAAAGTTTCAGACTCTGGATCCCAGCCATTTTCTGCAACAACTCCAGAAACATCTCTTCCCAAAACTGAAACACTTTCATTATCAAAAAATGAAACTTTGTTAAATTCTGCATTAAAAGTTGCTAAGTGATCTTTTTTGATAACTCTTCCAAAATTATTATCTTGTTGATATGTTCCTCCAGTTGATCCAATACCACTTATTGAATATGAAACTGTTTCTAAACCACCTGTGGTGTTTACACCAGTAACAGAGAAATAAGTATAATTATAATCACTTGAATTAAATCCATCTCCATCATTTAATGTTTTTACATTTTCTACAAATATTAAATCATCTTTTTTAAACGGAAAATCACTTCCTTGATTATAAAATCCACTGTCACCAGATCCTGTTTCTGGAATTGGTGCTCTTAATTCTAGCGTAACTATTTCATTAAGCGTTGTTGCCCCTTTTACGACAATTCCGTTTGAATTGTTAATTGGTACAATTCTGACATCTTGATTAATTCCAGTATCATTCTGTAAAATATCCACATCCTTAACAGCAGACCCAGCTAAAGTTGTTTGAGCAACTATATTGGAATTTCCAACCACTGTTACATTTGGTGGAGTTGTATATTCAATACCTCCAGTGGTCACTCCTATGGATTTTAATGTAAATACATTTTTTAATTCTAAAATTAAGTTACTTTCAGCTTTAGGTTGTAAAGTTTTGTCTGGAGTAAATTCTATTCCTTGAATAATTGCTTTTGTACCATCAATTTCTCCAATTTGATCCGTTTCAATACTCAAAACAGCATTTTTTCCTGTTGTTGTTCCGATTGATGTTAAAATTGGTAAGGTAGATACCTCAGAACCTTTATTTAAAATATTGATTGAATGTATTCCACCAAGTTCTGTTGTAGATTTAGTAGAATAGAATGCAGATGAAAATCCTGTTGTAGTATATGAAGTAGTTTCTGCGATTCCTGTTGGATTAAAAGTAAAAGTACTAGTACCAATACTAATTACTTTATACTCAGTATTAAACTTCGAATCTAAAACTTGAATTTGAGAATGATCTGGAACATCTACATTAGCAAAATGGGATATTGTTTTTATAAAATTATTACCTTTTCCTACTACTCTATAGTAGAATTTATTTGATAATGAACTACCAACGGAAACACTTATTTTAGTTGCAGCATCCCCATCACCGTTAACACCATTTCTGGAAATTAAATTAGTGTTATATTTTGATATGAAATTAGAATCATTGTAAAATTCGATTTCATAATCAGTCAAACTAGAATCTGAAGTTATAAGTTCTGCTGTACCATTTTTATATAAATTTAATTTTGGATTTATTTTTGAAATTTCATGATTCCCACCACCAGTTGTTCCTATTCCAATATAGTTGTATGGAAATGTTAGTATATCATAAGAATTTTCAGATAACCTTATCGTATGTAATGAGTCTTTAATAACATAATAAACTCCATCATTAACCAGAGGTGTAGCTGGAGTCGAAGAATTGTAAACAATTACATCTCCTGTTTCGAAATCATGATCATTAATTGTTATTGTTGATAATGTAGTTCCTACTCCAATATCAGTTGATCCAAATGAAACAGGATTAACAACTAACTTTCTTATAGTTTCATTATACTTAAGATTAAAAATTTGAGTTTTATTAGATTTTATATCTAACTTAAACTTATCACCAACAGATAATCCATGTTGTTGTCCTGTAGTTGTAGCAGTGGCAACAGTTACTGTTCCATTTACTTTTCTCAATTGACCAGTAATGTTATTTGTTATTAACTCTAATTTGACATTATCTGATCCAGTTGAAATTCCAGTTGTAATTTGTTTAAAGAATACGTTACTTGTGCTAAATCCTACCTTTTCTGTTGAAAGTCCAATAAATTCATCATTAATTTTTACACAAAATAATTTATCAAATGAACTTAAATCAAATTGATTTGATAAATCCAAATTTCTAGATGCAATAATTGTAGATCCAAGAGAGACAAGAGATAATTCATCACCACTCTTAAATTTATGATTTGGTAAAAATATTGCTTTTGGTGGAACAGATCTTTTAATTGGAGTAACACCAGCAAATCCCACTGTCATATTAGTAAAACTAGTTCCAATACCAACTGATTTTTCAGCTTCAAAATATTGAATTTTTGGAAATTCTATATTTTTATTTTCTAATTTTTTATTAATATTATATGTAAATTCTGTTTCTGATCTTGTTACCACTGCCCCTGAGAGATGATCTGTTGGAGTGGTTGAATTATGTCCTCTAATTACTCTATACTTATTATTAATGTCATCATGATCAATAATTAAAAGTTGCTCTGTTCCAATTATGACAGTATCATTAACTTTAAATTTTCTACTAATAGTGGGATCAGAAAAAGTTATAAACGTTGTAATTCCAGCGTTGACAGTTGCCATAGAGGTGGATATTGAAGAAGTAACAGTGGATACACCGATAATTCTAACTCCTTCAATATTTTTATATTTTGTTGATGATATTCCAGTAATTTCCACCATATCACCATCAAATAATCCGTGAGGGATGGTTGATAAACCAGTAATTTTTTCATCAGACACAGAAAACTTTAAGTTATTAACCACTGTGTTTGTGGTTGCTACTGAAACTATACCTTTACCTAAAACCTCATTAACTCTAGCTGATATAGTTGGATCTGTAAAGTTTATTTGGTCATTTACTTTATAATCTTCTCCAGACTCATCTATTGATATTCCTGTTATATCTGATGATTTTACTCCATCAACTTTTAATTTAACTTGAGACGCAAGAGGATCTGCTAACAATGGATAATTTCTAAAAGTTTCATTCAAACCTAAATGAGTTACATTTCTCTTATAATTTCCACTATTAATGGTTAAATCTGATTGACTAACAGAGGAACTGTAATTAAAACTATCAGTATGATTACGATGTTTAATTGTAGTATATGGAAAAGTTGGTTCAAAATTAAATTTATCTATGGTTGAAAAATACGCATATATTCCATTTGGATATTCTGGAGTTGTAGTAAATTTACCATTATACTCATCTAAATCTCCACTTTCATCATAAATGTAATCTTCAATAAAATATCCATTAGGATATATGGTTTGTGGAGGCCTATAATTAATATCATTTATTGGAGAAATGTTATAACTTGATTGAATAAAAGTTAATCCAGTTCCAACGTTATTGTTACTGATCGGGCCATAAATTGGATTTCCATCATAAGCCCATCCAATTATTTTTGAATGAGAAGTTATGTCATTAGTATCACTTAATAACTCTCTGTATTTTGTTGGAGGATAAAAAGAGCAAATTTTATTACCTTTGTATTTTAATTCAGAATTTACTTGTAGTAATTGATTATTATTTGTTAACGAAGTTTTATATCTTTCTACAGAGTTTATCCTCCAGTTATAAATTTGTGTTGAAAATACCGCATCTCTTCCACTTGGAGTAATTTTTATAAATGTTTTGGCTGGATCATATCCAGATCCTTGTTCAATAATTTCAACATTTGTAATTTTACCATCAGATACTATTGCTTTCAATTCAGCAACAGATCCTACACCAGTTCCTAATCCGACAACCTCCAAAGTTGGTGGTGATGTATATTCTGTTCCAGAATTGGAAATTACAACATTAACCACATTCCCATTAGCAATTATGGGATTTAATGAAGCATCTTTACCTGTTAGGAATGATATGTTTGGTTGTCGAGAATAGTTTATAATATTAGTTACACCATAACCAACTCCTCCATTTTCTATGAATACATTTTCAACTTTACCTTTAACTATTGCTTCTGCAGATCCCATATAGTAATCAGGTATAGTTGATGTTAACCCTATCGCAACATCATTACTGATATTAACTTTAATTTCTGGATATTTGAACGTATGTGTTCCAACTCCAACACTACTCAAACTTTCATATATCTTTCTATCATAATTTGTACTATTAATTGTAGATATAGTCCCAGCTGCACTTAATTTAAATTTATCATCATCAATAACTGTAATTTTATAAACATTAGATGTTGATAATCCAGAGATAACAGTACCAGTGCAACTATATTCTACATTATCACCATTTTTAAAATTATGATTCTTAGCATAAATGTAATTATTAAAAGTGTTTATACCAACAAATGTTTTAAATAAATTACTCCTATTAGGAGTAGGATATTGTTGAGATGATATGTTTACTTTTCTATTTGAATATAAAGATCCAGAATTAATAACCTCTATTCTATCAATTATTTTTCTTTTTTTCTTAGATCTAAAGATATGTGTTCCATTTCCATTTTGAATGAAAAATATTGTATTAATTCCTGCAATAGCATCTTCTTTTTTTATTGTTAGTGAAAAAGCTGAGTCTGTTCTCTTTAAAATAAAGTAGGATGCACCTGAAGATAATAAATCAGTATTAAAACCAACATTAACACCAGTATCAATCCCTATAGGATTTCCTGTTGCAGTATAAACAACTTCTTCACCTTCTAAAAATCTATGTTCTCCATCAAATGAATTTGTTGCTAAATCTACATTAAAATCAGTATATGCCTTACTATGAGTAAATCCTCTCATCTTTGCTTCACATCTTGCACCTGTTCCATTTCCCCCAGATATAGTAACTGAAGGTGTTGTAGTGTAGTCAAACCCTTTATTGGTTACTATAATATCTGTTATAGCACCAGAAAAATTTCCATAACCAATACACCCACTACCAGAGAGATCTACAATAGATAATGTAGGTGGATTAATAACATTATAATCTTCCCCAAAATTTAAAACTTCAATTTCATTTATTTGTCCATAATATAAAGAATCTTTTGAAATTGAAGAATGATATTCGATTCCATTTAAGGAAACACCAATTGGCCCTCTAATATTTGTCTTTTTCGTTGATATTTTTGGATTTTTATATATTCTCTTAAAATAATCTTGGTTTTGTAATTTTTCACCTTCATACAAATTTGCAGGAGTAATCGTATGAATTACATCTTTAAATATAGTATTAATACCTGTAGTATTATCGTTTACAGTTCCAACGTATCGAGGAATTTCTAATAATCCTCTGTATAAATTTAGTGGAGTTGTAGCAAATTTGATTGTATTTGAATCAACAACATTAATGAAGTAAAATCCAGTGCTGATACCAGTTATTCCAGATCCAGATGAATATGTTAAGTCTTCTCCTAAGTTAAGATAAACTTTCTCTCCATTTATAAAGTTATGATCATTTATATTAACTGTATATTGGTTTGTGCTAACTCCAGATGATGAATTAAATGTTTTTGATCGATTAGTATTTGTTGTTTCAAAAGATGGATAACCAGAAAAAGAAATATATGTATTTTTTTCATTATCAACGAACGAATTTTGAATATTACCCAATAAAGACGTAATTCCAAATCTACTATCAATGTAACTAAGTTTTTTTCTTATTTGATAATCTCCAAAAATGCCTGGTGCATTCGTAACTTCTATGCTAAATTTATTTGGTGTGTTTGTATCTTTAACTTCTACGTTTTCAGCTTGCAATGATCCGTTAGATTTTAAAATTATGTCTACTCTATCTCCTTTTTTTAAAAAATGATTTACTTCAGTTGTAAATGCTTCACTTCCATCATGATTAATAACATCAATATATGATAAGTTGTTATAGAACCAAGTATTAAATTTTGGATCATCAATATCAACTTTTTCACCTAAATGTTTAACTCCTATCGTGTCACCAATATCAAAATACTTAGTAACATTAGCATTATCTGAAACTCCAGAAATTGATCCCGTTGTTCTCATTGTACAGATCTTTGTTAGATCATTATTTTCATATCCATAAATGAAATTAGTATCAATAATAGGATCAGACTCTATTAAAGTAGTAGAAATGCCAGTGCACCCAAAAAACTGATTATTTGATTTAGACGTGTAAGTTGCTAATGTATATTCT